GCGGCAATTTAACCGCACCGGTCACCTTGCGTGCCAACGATTCAACGAGTCTGCTCGCCTCTCTGGCGAATATGCAGACCAGTTTGCGTCGTCTGGTTAGCCAAATCAAAGAGACCGCCGGATCGGTCGCCTCGGCATCCGATGAAATCGCTCAGGGCAATACTGAGCTGTCATCACGTACTGAACAGCAGGCTGCCGCCCTACAGGAAACGGCGGCCAGTATGGAACAGCTCACCGCCACGGTGAAGAGCAATACGGCCAGTGCACAACACACGGCTACCGTTGCCCGCGAGGCTGCAACCCTGGCGCGCAGCGGCGAGTCCGAAGTGCAGCGGATGTCTCATACCATGAATGACATCGCCCTGAGCGCGACAAAAGTACGCGACATCACAGGCGTGATTGAAAGTATTGCGTTTCAGACCAATATTCTGGCGTTAAATGCGGCGGTTGAGGCAGCGCGGGCGGGCGAGGGTGGGCGCGGTTTTGCCGTCGTCGCTGGCGAGGTCAGAATCCTGGCACAGCGTAGCGCCACTGCCGCAAAAGAGATCAAGGAACTGATTGAACATGCGGTGGAACAGGTGGATAGCGGCGTTCATGTCGCCGCCGGGACCGGAGAAAGTATTCTGAAGGTCGTGGGCATGGTCAATGCACTGGCGGGCGCGATGGATGAAATATCAATGGCTTCGTCAGAGCAGATGCAGGGGATCTCGCAGGTCAGCGTTGCCGTCAGTCAGATGGATGGGGTCACCCAGAATAACGCGGCGCTGGTTGAAGAATCCTCATCCGCCTCGCACTCCCTGTCAGAGCAGGCGCACGCCTTACGCGGCATGGTTGAAGCATTTCAGGTTTGATCGCTTAGCAGGGGCGGTAACGCCCCTTTTTTATATCACAGAGTCTGGCTTCCCCAGCCTCACGACAGGACATCCCCGCGTCGCCAGGCAATCGGGCCTGTCACTGAATGGTCAGAACAACCCGGCCAATCAGTTTGATGTCATCAATCCCACAATCAAAGGCCACGCCAATCCCGCTGACGTGGACTTTCCTGACCGGAATACGCGTCAGCGTTCTGACGCTGGCTGTGCCTTCAATTTCGACCAACCAGACGCCGTCATGCATATCTTCGAAGTCAGTATCGATGATGTATTGCGTAGTTTCGGCCAACAGTAAAAAAGCGTTGCGCGGTTCCTGCTTCAGGGGCGCATATAAGGCTTTATCCAGCATCACATAACCCGCATCCTCGATTTTTCCGCTGATTAGTTTTTTTCTAATCAGTGTCGGTGTGTCAGGTTTGCTTTCTGAGAACTTACTTCCTTTACCCGTAATCAACCATTGCAAGTCCGCCCCCGTTTCCATAACGCACTGCAAAACGATATCTGACGGAAAAACATCACGTTTATAGCGTGCAGACAGGCTGCTTGCGGCAATTCCAAGGTGATCTGCAAGCTGCATTTTCATGGTAAAGCCATAGGCATCGACAACGCGATCCAGAGCTTCAGCGCTCGAGTTCGGAAATTTGAAATTAGTATAAACGCTCATTTTCATTGACACTTAGATTTAGTCTAAGTATCCTCCGGTTTTAGTTAGCCTTTGATTGATGCAGCAGCAGGCGGCTTTATCAGATAACGAAAGATTTTGCCTGATGAGGCCCATTTTTACAATCGTCATGCCGGAACCTTATCGCGTCGCTCACCTGTCTGCGTGTAACGGTCAGCACCGGTGAGATAAGGCAACAAGGGCGATTGTGTCGGTAAGCGCCGCGATTGCACGCAAGATGTGAGTGAAAGTGGTTTAACGCCTTGTCGTGCTGACACTGAGGCCAGTTTTATTACCGTTTCGCTTAATGCTTAACAAAAGCCAGCGATGAGACAGGCGCGAATCCGTCATCAGGTACAGACACCATGATGTCAGTGACGGTGGCGACTGGTCAGTCAAACCCGATGCAAACTTTATCGGAGGAAAACAATGAGTCGCACCGTCCAGATAAAAAGCCCGCTATCCGCTTCGCATGCTGAAGCGCGTTTTGACAACGGCAGCAGCGAAAAGATGACCTTTGATGAATTTCGTCAGCGCTGGCGTTTGCTGCGCGACCGCAACCGTAACCCTGCGCTGCGGTACTTCAATCACCAAAATGACGATTTCAAATTCTGTGTTTTAACGCTGGTCAATCGTGACTGGCCCGGCAGTTTCAGGCAGGAAGATATTGGCAAACCTTTCGAGTGTTTCGATCAGTTACGTCGTGAACGCATCATCATGGCGATGAACAAGCTGGCGCGCTGGGGAAAGATATTGCCGCGACAGTTCTCAACGGCGGACTGCTTTTTGCCTGAATAAACCACCTAATCGTAACGCAATGACGTAAACCCGTCGGGCATGACTTTGCCCAAAATCTGGAGAGAAATGATGAACAACGAAACCCATTCACTGAATGACGCCACTACCTTTACCCTTAACAAACTACTTGATAATGAAAGAAAAGCCTGCGCACTGGCGGTCGCCAGACGGCTGAATGTTATGGCGGCGCATATTACGCGTCAGACATTAAACGGCATTGAGGCTGCGGAACTGCTGCGCAACGAAGCTGAACGTTATGAAAACGAATCAGGAGCGCTGCGCTGATGGCCGATACCATTGATGTCGCGCAGCAGCGCAGCGAAGAAATCCTGGCGCACAATATTGCCCAGGTCACGCAACGGCCCGTGGCAATCAGCGCTTCGTTTTGTGAAGAGTGTGATGCACCGATTCCCGAGGCGCGCCGTCGCGCCGTTCAGGGTGTCACCCGCTGCCTGTCCTGTCAGGAAGTCTGCGAGTTACGCACACGTCTTCACCACGGACAGGCGCGATGATGACTTTTGCTTACCCGTGGAATGCCCCCCGGCTGGCGATTGCCAGCCCGTATCCCACTTATGACCAGCAGCAACACCGCGATCGCCTGATTGCGGCGTGGCTGCATGGGCAGAAAACCCTTAACGCCCAGGCCAGGATGGTGCAACTGGACGTCCGGCGTCGCATGGCGTTACTTGAAAAGCAACAGGGCACAGCCCGGGCTAATGCGTACTTAGCAAAAACCTTTGTTGAGCGTACATTACCGCGTGTTGAGTCAGTCAACCAGCGCTACCAGTTGCATGCCATGCGTCCCGGCATCGTGGCGCAGCTATCCCGAACGCTGTCGTGCCCGCAAGGTGCAGCCAGAGCGGCCGGCACATTGTGGGAACTGATGAAGCGGTTTAACCGCCTGCCGGATATGTCCCGTGCTGATGTTGATTTACTCGCGGGCGATATTGCCAGCTTTATTCATGCAGAACTGGTGCAGTTGCATGCCAGCATCAGTGACAGGACGGATTACCGTTATGTCCATCACCTCTACACAACCGCGGCTATCATCACCCGTGAACTGGGACAAACGCCACCGCTCTGGGAAACGGTCAGTACTCGCTTCTTCTGTCCCGACGAGGTTACCGCCGCCATCCTGCGTATGCAGGCAGAGAAATGGTGGAAAGGACAGTTGCGTCGTCTCAGCGCCTTCTGGCGAGAACATCTGCATATTGCCTTAGCCAACGTCAGCAAAAAGCGGTCACCTTATGCCAGTCCGATGGCGGTCGCGGAATGGCGGGAACAGCGTCGACGCACTCGTGACTTCCTGCAGAGTATGGATCTGGAAGATGAGGAGGGGAACCGAATCAGCCTGATCGAAAAATATGACGGCAGTGTGGCCAATCCAGCCATTCGTCGTGCGGAACTCATGACACGCATTCGTGGCTTTGAAACCCTTTGTCAAAATATGGGCTTCCGGGCGGAGTTTTATACTTTAACCGCCCCCTCTCGCTATCACGCCACCTTGCAAACGGGCCACCGCAATGCGAAATGGAACGGGGCCAGCCCGGCGGACACGCAGCGCTATCTTTGCACGCTCTGGCAGCGAGTCCGTGCCAAACTGCATCGAAATAACATCAGTATTTTTGGTCTGCGCGTTGCTGAGCCTCATCACGATGGTACACCGCACTGGCACATGCTGATGTTTATGCGCCCTGAGGACGTCAGTCGGGTAAGTGAGATCCTGCGTGATTATGCCTGCCAGCAGGACAGCGATGAACTGAACAGCGCCCGCGCACGCAAAGCGCGTTTTCATGCGGAAGCCATTGATCCAGCAAAAGGCAGCGCGACAGGCTACATCGCTAAATACGTAGCAAAAAACATTGATGGCTATGCGCTCGAAGGCGAGCGGGATCATGAAAGCGGAAAGCCGCTGAAGGAAACGGCGATGGCCGTCTCGGCCTGGGCGGCCCGTTGGCGCATCCGCCAGTTTCAGTTTATCGGCGGTGCTCCCGTCACGGTTTATCGCGAACTGCGCCGCCTGGCTGATCTGCAAAGCGCTCATGGTGCGGGCGAGGCGTTTGCTGCCGTACATGCTGCGGCTGATGCCGGTCAATGGGCTGCGTACACCGATGCCCAGGGCGGCCCCTTCGTTAAACGTGACGCACTTACCGTGCGTGTCTGGTATCAGCCCGACGAAAATTGTAATGCCTTTGGCGAGGAAACGCAGTCGATTAAAGGTGTTTATGCCACGGCGACAGGGCCCGGCGCGCCCGTGTTGACCCGGCTGAAAACATGGAAAGTTGTGCCTAAACGCGCTGAAGAAGAGGGCGGCCAAAAACCGCAGCCGGCGTTGCGGTCTTGGAGTTCTGTTAATAACTGTACGCATATGCCAGCAATGCCTTTTAATAATTGCCACGGCAGCGGGATTTACACTATCGAATGCCAAAAATTTCAGCAAAAAGGTTTAGATAATGATGAATACTCTTCGTTTTACAGGCTATTCCTGTCCGAGTACTTAACGGGCTTTGAAAAAGCCAGACCGACATTGTTGCCGTATGAAAATAAAGTAGAACTCTCACGAATATCGAAAAGGACTGACTGCTTTTAAATCCTTGCAGCCGAGCCAAGAGATAAAAATTTACATTTATCTTAGCGTGACGTGCTGTTTAGGTATTGCTGAGTAAACGGTATACGATTGCTGTTGAGTCCACGTGACATGAAACTGGATGGGCAATAAGGTATCTCTTTAAATTATCGAAATGTATTTGGGGACTTAACGTTTTTTTTAGTGGGACAGCATCGTGACACCAGAACGCGGATGAATTTCCGTATCTTCAAGAGTACTGCTGGTCAATTTTTCGTCTTTTCAAGTCATGTTTATCCAAATGGAATGTATTCAACCGGTACTGGATTTTCTCAATTACATTGTTTTCAGGAGTAAGAATTATGAACGCAAAGAAAACGTTGGTCGCTTTTACTGCTTTTATAGCGCTGTCAAGTCAGGCAGCAACAAGCATTAATATCAATGCACTACAAAACTGCATCACATCGCCTCCGGGAACCGCTGCTGCTGGTAAACCGGCACAGTTCCAGATGCAAAAAGGGACTTATGATGTCTCAATCACGAATAACAATATGAGCTGTTCCAGTAATGATCTGGGCGGTGGCTGCGCTATTGATACTGTTCTGCTTCAGGGGGGCTTAGGATATTCAACTAATCGGTGGGGGCAAAGCATTACATCGACACCGGTTCGCGTTTACGTTGATGTAACTTCAACAATAATTGCCTGGGTTTCTGACGATGGTTGTTACAATAACACGGGGCAAGCTACGCTTGTAATAAATAAAATTCAGTAGCTCTTCCATCAGGCCGACTCCATCTGATGACTTAATAAAGCCTGAAAGGTGAGCCGGTCTTTTGATTAAATATGCAAGATTATAAAATTTTTATAGTATGCATAAAGAATGCAGGCGGAGAATGTTCGGATGGCATTTTTGACTGGGGAATTAAATTACATGGCAGTATCGTTAAAAGAATTATTCGTTTTTAGCTGCCGAGGATGAAACGTATTGATAGATGATTATAGGTGGAATTAAAAGCCATCATGTTGCTGCAGATTAAGGTTTTAAATAATTGAGCCATACTACTTATCATAATTTCAGCTCATTCATTCAAATAAGTAACTGGCAACAACGCTATGTCAGGTATTGGATATCGAGCATGCCAGGATAGCGAAGGGAACGCTGAACATCTTTTCAGTAGGTTTTCCCTCCCGCTTTCACCCTTCGCAGAAGTGCACTGGTGGATGGTTGCGCTGTAGGGGGTATCGCTTACCCATCTCCTTTTGTAAGGACGGCTTTATGGCAATCTTGCCTTTAGACGCATCCGCTCAAAAGTGTGTCTGCATTTATGGCTGGTAGCGCTCTGTGTGGAAGAGCATACATGAAATGCTTTCAAATCCGGACGAAACACACGCCACGTTTTTGGCATCATTTAGAGGAAAATCTATTGATTTTTCTTACGCTTCTGCAGGTCAGTGCCGCAGGTTTGTCTTAAGGGAAGGTTAATAAAAGTTGATGCCTATCAACATGATATAATTTTTTACCAACTATCTTAAAACGCTTCCACAGTTAATCAATGCTATGATACTGTATGTATGTACAGTGTTTATTTTGGGGGAGGGAATTGTGGGAAATGAATTACATGAGCGAGTTATGCTTGAGCGCGTTGAGCTTATCGCCAGGCTCACCAGTGAAGGGGCCTGCGGCGAACGAGACAGGGAAATTGCGTTAAATTTGATTGCTGAACTCGCAGCTAACTACACCCTTTCCGATAACCGATTTTCCGTTGTCTTTTCGGCTACGCCTTTAAAAAAACCATGATGCCGGCGTTCTCACTGTAACGTTAGCGGGGTTGTCCGTCGCCTGAGCCCACCCAAAGGATGATGTGGGTTCAGGCGCGGGCAGCGGTCCGGGCAAACAGACCTTCACTTCGATCGGTCTTTAGCGTTCCTTTCTGTCATGTCAGGCCACAAAAAACGCCAGGCAGTTGTCACGTTCCTTTCCCGTTTCACTGCTTCATCCGGCCGCAGACGCTCATCGTTAAAACACGCACCTTCCTTTCCCGTTTTATTGCCTCTTCCGGTCGTTGAACCTCATCGTTAAAACGCGCGCTTTTCTTCCTTCCTGCCGTTTTTTTAGCCGGATTCATCCCATTTTTACTGCCTTTGCCCGCTCACTGTTGAGCGGGCGCTCCCGCGTTGAGCAATGCGCTGCTGAAGCAGACACTACTCCTGTCGCGCGCTGGCAACGCAGGCCGCGCTGAGCACATGCCCCCTGTTTACCGCATGGCCTGAGCTTTATGAAACCTGCTTTTGCGACAGGAGATATGGCCTGGCGATGCGGTGCCGGTAATGCAGGCTACCGACAACATTTCGCCCAGCCAACCATGGTTTTTATGCTCATAAGGGGCCAATCAATGCTGATTTATGCACGACAGGAAGAAACGGTTGATGAGATTTGCTGGCGTTATTACGGACGCACGCAGCAGGCGGTTGAACAGGTTTATGCCGCCAATCCTGGCCTGGCAGAAAAAGGCCCAACCTTACCGCACGGATGCAAAGTGGTCTTACCGGATCTGCCCCAGGCGGCTACTGGTGAGACGCTCAATCTGTGGGATTAGTGCCAATGGAAAAAATCAGTTCTCTGATTAATTACCTCATCGGGATCGTCCTGATGTGGTTTGGACGTCACACACCACAGGATATCGCTTTTATGGTGGGCTCTGGCGTTGCTGTGTTAACGATGTGCATCAATGTCGCAACCTTTTTTATCAACTGGTATTACCGCCGCAAAACCTACGAGCTGCAGCAGCGCAACGTTAAGGGGCTGAATTTTGAGCCAGACCGCTAAGCGATGTGCCGTCGTCGCCGTGCTGGCCATGGCCGCACTGCTACCGCAAATCAAGATGCTAAAAACCTCCGAAGCCGGACTCAGGCTGATCGCTGATGCCGAAGGGTGCCGCACGTCACCTTATCAGTGCAGCG